GCCGCGGCCTGGCGCTCATCGAGCAGTTGAGGCATCGGGGTAATCATCGCTTCGCCTTCTCAATCTCGCGGATCGCCCGGCGCATGGAGTGTTTGGGCAGGCAAAACGCCTCCACGAACACCCACTGCATCACAAACCAAGTCGCAATCGCTTCCCAGTAATGGCCGTCTCTCCAGAGAATGCAGATGGGAACCATCCAACTGTTGCGGCGCATTAGCATCTCCTCGCGACAATCTTGGACAGTGGCAACTCGTCTGGTAGATCCAACATGTGCTGTGTTTTTAACCACAGGTCCCATTGCGAGCCGTGCACTCTGGTAAAGGCCTTCGACCCTTGCGCGATGGAGGTCCAGAGCCCAGATATCGCGCGCCCTTGATGGTGCGTCCAACACAGGCAAATCGAATACCAATGGCTCATGCGCTGGCCGCCGACCAACAGGTGATGAATCTCCAGATGTCTCGTCGGAGTCAGATCGTTGAGGACGCAACAGATGCATCCGATCTCGACCTTCATCCGCTCGATGCGCTCGGCTTCCTGTAAGGTCGGCGGCGGTAAAGACGATTTCATGCGGCTCGTTCACGATGGTGCACATACGCAGGGTCGGGATCAGGGATGTTGAGACCAAGCTTCTTTGCGGCGAATCGTTGGACGAAATCAACGTAATCGCAGAAAGCCTTCGTTTTAAGCACATCGCGCTTTCCTTCTTCATTGCGAGTCGTCGTCCGTCTTGGAACCGATTCAACCCCTTTCGGGTTACGAGGCGTCTTCGGCACCCGTTTGTCTTTCCAGCCGAAGTATTGGCCGCACAAATACTCATGAACCTCTTTCGCCTCGTAACCCGTCAGCTCCGAAATCATCTTGTTGGGCACGGCCCAGAGGTAAGCGTTTTGCGAGTCGCTTCTCTCCCGTTTGGCCGGCTCCAGTGTCATCTTCCAAGCTGTTTCCTCATCAAGGCTCTCCAGCAGCGCGATTGCACGAGGCATTACGCGCTTGCGAGACCCACGAGGGAGGATCAGCTCAGGCATATCAACCTACGTCGTGCTCGCGGGTGCCCTGCAGGTTCAAGGACAGGATCTTCCGCATGTTGGCCTTGCTGATGATCTTGTCGGCTGCGAGCTTGTCGTTGACCGCGATCCACAATTCAGGGAACGGCTGCAGCGCTTCTGCGGCGTATTCCTGAAGCTTCTGGGCCACGACTTTCTCATCACTGCCATACTCGTTCAGGATGTCAGTGATCTCCTGAACGCGCTGGTCACGCAACGTGGTGTCAACCTCTGAGAGATCTCCACGGGGGTCGATCCTGGGAAGCAACTTCGCCTCGACCTCGATGACCCGCTCAGCTTCGTCCTGGTCGTAGATACCAACGAATCCGAAAGCCAGCCGCGCGGCCTGGATCATCGCCTTGTGGCGCAGCATTCGGCGGGGATGGGTCTTCCAGGGGCCAATGTCGCGATTGACCTCCCTGAAATACTCCTTCGTCGCGATCGGGTGCGAGCGATCCTTGCGGAACATCCGGCATTCAATCCACACCGGGATCTGGTTCTGATCCAACTCACCCTCGACGAAGTCCATGCCGTCAAACTGCGGGTCTGAGTTGATGATGCGCGACCACCCGTCCACGCCCACGATGGGGACAATGGCGCCGCCCTGTGCGGGAAACGCATAGATTTCCTTGGTCCACGGATTCAGCTTGTACTGGTCCGCTACGACACACAGAGCCATCAGTTGCTCGTTGCTCACATCTCCGCGAAATGCGGTGGCCTTGAGGGTGGCGACCATCTTTTCCGGATCGACTCCGTAGCGCTGGGCCATACGGACCAGCACGGAGTTGGAGGCTTGCGGAGTGTGTTGTACTACAGCGTTCATGCTTGAACCTCTTGCTTAAATTCTCGTCCCCATTCGCGCGCGTCGTACTCATCTGCGCATTTCGGGTGGGCGTATTCTGATTTCACGATCGCGTGTTCCTCTCGCGTATCCAGCGGGCAGCGGCAGAGCGCGCAAATCACGGCTGTTTTGGCGAGGGTGTCCATGTCAATTCGCCTGCCGAGCGGCAAACACGGTCTCGGCCATGCGCTCTTCAAACTTCGGCGTCCGCTCACACAGAGGCGAGGGCGCCGGCAGCACGCGGTTGCGCTTGGGAGCCTTGACGCGGGTAGCGCGGACGATCTGCTCCACTGCCCAAAGACCTGAGATGAACCACAAGCACGCATCCAACAGGGTGTGAGGGCTCATGACTGTAGTTCCGCTTTGGCGATCGCTTCACGAATGGCGCTGGCCATCTCGACACTGAACGGACACCGCATGTTGATCTGCGGATCATCCATCCAATCCCTCACGGCTTTCAGTTGAGCCAGCAGATCCGGCGCAGCGGCGATCAGTCGCGCTATGTCTTCGCCGCAAGGAATGCGTGTCAGCGTTCCGTACAAGCTCGCAATCTCGATCCCATCGGCATCGGAGATATAGCGCACGTCGCACTTGGGATACTCCGGATGCGTGCGAGCACAATCCCACGGCATGTTGAAATTGCTCTCGGAAGTCACGATTGCACCTCGCGAAAACCAAGGTCTTCCGCCTTGTTTCTGTACTTGCAGAACAACTCGTGTGCGCCGAGATCCACTTCCCGGGTTCGGCAGGTGCAGGAGCATCCGAGGTGGGCCAGCGCTTTCAGCAGCCCCTGAATCTGCACATTGGCCTCAGCCAGCAGGCTCGCACTGGCGACGACGATCGCCGGCAGCTTCTCGCGGGCAGTGGGTTCGACTTCGGACACTTCAGCTCTCCATCCAGATTCGATGGAGGAACTATAACCCGACGGGTAATAGATCGTCAATACCCAACGGGTAATAGTTTGTGCTATTCTGCACAAAGCAAAACGGCGAGACCCTTTCGAGCCTCGCCGTAGCGTTTCAATCGGAGAGCTATTTATGAATTACGCAGAACTGCGTCTTGCCAGTGCTTCAACCGTTGGGGAATTTTACGAGCACGTTTGAGCCTTTGGTTTCGATGGTCATCTCGTGACAGGCCCAGCGAGCCGCGTTTTGGGGCGAAGCCGCAACGACTCGTTGCGCATCATGCTGGCAAGTTTCCAAATCTACTTTCGGGGACGTGATCGAGTGCAGCCCCGTGTCGTCAGCGACGATTACTACGAGTACATACCAGACCGTAAATCCGTCCAAACCTCCTCCCTCCCTTTCGCACGATTAGAATTCTTCTGAAATGTCGCGGTGCAATTCACCCAGGCTAAGGTTGTTGTGCACTTGCGTCTCGAGTAGGTTAAGTACGTCGAAATCCGTCATTACGCTCTGCGACGTGAAGGCGTGTTTAGAACTGAGGCTTGCGTGAAAGGGAGATTCAATATCCGCTCGACTGCGGTCTGAATCTCTTGGCTCGCGTTTTGGTAGGCCATCAACACAAGTGCATCGCGGTCGCTTGGGTGGACGTTGTCCATCCACCCCGACTCCAATCCGTAGGTCTTCTCTACGAGTTTTGCGACGTCGTCGCCGATTCGTTTCTTCTTGAGATAGCGATTCACTAGGTTGGGGACCATGTCGAGCGCGCGCGCGAGCTCAGACTGGTTACCACCGACCTTTTCTCTACAGACGGCTGCAAGATTTTTGCGCCGAATCATATAGATATCATCCATCCGTAGATTTTGACGGCAGTTACCTTTTGGCGAAATGTGCCGGCGGGTAATAGAGTCTTGCGTGGCTATTACCCACGGGGTTACACTGACTTGCATGGATCTACGGACGTTCCTCGACTCAATGCCCCGCCCAGAGCGGCGTTCATTCGCCGCTCGATGCGGAACTACGCTCAATTACCTGGCGCAGCTTCAATACGGCTGCAAGCGTCCAGGGCCAGCAATGGCTAAAACGCTACATGAAGCCAGCGGCCGAAAGGTACCGCTGGAGTCTCTGCGTCCGGATATCTGGGGGAAAAGCACCCCGCAGGCATTGGCGAGTTAGTTGTTGTTCTGTGACTACTTTCTCACAAACAGAGCCCATCGCAGGCGCGATCCAACATAACTCACCGAAGAAGCTTGTCAGCCAGTTGATCCAGTCGTTTTCGGATCGCCATCAAGTGGTGGGTGACCGAGATGGCCCAGCCGATCGCCGCACTGATGAGCAGTACCGACCAGATAGTGATGGGCATCGTTTTTATCCTGTGTTGGTGGGCTAATGGCCCGCGTTCGAACGATCAAGCCGGAATTCTGGACGGATCGACGTGTCGGCGAATGTTCTGTGAATGCTCGCCTACTGTTCATCGCCACATTGAACTTCGCAGACGATGAGGGCGGGCTGGACCGCTCGGCCAAGCAACTGAAGGCGCAAGCGTTCCCCTACGACAACATCGACTGTGAGCCCCTCGTCAAGGAGCTTTTGAGCGTTGGGTTGCTGATCGAATATGAAGTCAGCGGGAATAAATACCTGCATATCAAGAACTTCCGGAAACATCAGAGAATCGACAAACCTCAGAAAGCTCGCATACCAGTCTACGAGCATTCCGAGAACGTTCCAAGAATGCTCCCAGATCCCTCCACGACCATTCAACGCTCTAAGGGAAGGGAAGGGAAAGGAATAGAAGGGAAGAAGATAGGAGAGGAGGGGAGTGCAGAGGGGAGGATGGCTCGCGCTCCGCGCTCCGCCCGCGCCACGCGATTGCCTGAAGATTTTTCTCTGACCCCCGAGAGGCGAGCGATAGCCGAGGCCGAGAAGGCGGACCCCGAACGCGAGTTCGCGAGCTTCACCGATCACTGGAAGGCTGCCTCCGGGGCGAAGGCTCGCAAACACGACTGGGATGCCACCTGGCGCAACTGGTGCCGACGGGCAGCGGACTTCAAACGGCCAGCGGTCAATGGTCAGCCTGTGGCGCCTGTGCGCACGTGGCGACCCGATCCCGCGGATGACGTACCGCAGATGCAGGACCCCTATGCTCGCCAGTGAGTTCACCGAATTCGAAGCGATGATGCGTCGCTTCGAGAAAATCTTCGGCAAGTCGATCGACGACGAGACGATGCAGTTGTATTTCAACGCGCTGCGCGAAGTACCGATGGGAATTCTTCGCAAAAAGGCCGAGGAGTATCTCAAGCGCGCGAAGTTTTTCCCGAAGCCTGTTGATTTGCGCCCCAAGGATGCGGCTCCCGTTCGCGATGCTGCGGATGATGCAGCGTTCAAACAGGCGGAGGAGCAAGCGATTCGAAATCTCGAGGAGTTGCGTGCTCGAGATCCCGACGAATGGATGCGTCGAGTTGCCGTGTCGAAAGGGCCGGACTGCAACGCAATTCGATTGCACCGTCAATTTGGAAGCAGGCTTTGGTATGACCTCAACGAGCGATGTTGGAGAGTCTGATGGACCGCGAAAGTCAGATACTCCGAAACTGGTTTGGCGAAAGACCTCGCCTTGGGTCATCGAAACCAACAACGGCCGATATCGGATCGAGAAGTTTGCCGTCGGAAACGACTTCCGGTATCGAATTCTCAAAGTCCTCAACGAATGGTTCATCGAACTCGCGCCCTCAGAGGCCACTGCTGAAGCTGCCCAGAAAATCTGCGAGGCGGACGTAGCATGAAGTTAGAAATCACTGCCCATCTGTACATACACGATTCGATCGATGTTCCCAACCCGTTACTCAACCTGATCAACCAGAAGGTAGATCGCATCATGGCAACACAAGCTGAATTGGCCGCGGCATTGAACTCCGCAAATTCCACACTCACCGACATCGGCACCGAAGTGGACAAGATCGGTGTCGAGACCACGACTCTGCAGAAAAACGTCGCTGATCTGACTGCGGCATTGGCGGCGGGCGGAACGACGAGTCCCGAGGTCGATGCTGCTCTGGCCGCATTGCAGGCGACCGCAGGCACGTTGGTGAGCAAGGTGAAGGCCGTCGATGACCTGGTTCCGGATGCACCCGTAACGCCGTAATCACTGGTTGCGGGATCAGCAAGGATCCCGTAACCCCCCGAGGAACTGTGATCACCCTGGATCTTCCCATGGCGGTTCACTCACTGAATGCCATGGCAAAAATGCATTGGGCCAAGCGCAACCGCATTCGAGGGCAATGGCAGTGGCTGGTACGGGCGGCGGTTTTGAATGCTAAGATCCGGGTGAAGAGATTCGATCCGGCAAAAGTGACGATTGAGCGCTTCGGCCCTCGGAAACTGGATGACGACAATTTCCGGGGAGGTGCGAAGCAGTTGATGGATTCCCTCGTAGCGGAGGGATTTTTGGCGGATGACAGTCCAGAACATCTGGTAGCGCAGTACATCCAGCACATCTCGAAGACGGCACGAACGATCGTGCGCATTGAGGATGTACAGTGAGTTTAGCTCTCAGATCGCTCCACGATCTCCCGAGTCCCAATGGGACCATTGACCGTCGCTACCCGCTGGGGAATGCCCCGGTCATTCCGTCCGCCACCCTCGATATCGATCTCAACGCCTTTACCGCGGCGAACCTGAATCTCACCTACACGGCCGGTACCACCGCCCCCGATCTCAACTACCGTCAGTACCTGACGGGTACCTCTGCCGCCACGGCGACCCTGAGTGTCTCGGCCGCATCCGGGTTCCTGGGGAATTGGGCTATCGATGCGAGCGGTAACGGCATCACGAACCCCCTGAGCACCACTGGTTCCGGGAGCCTCTTCGTCTCCGCGACGAACGGGGATACCACGAAGACCTTTCCGATTCAGCCGTGGACGATCATCAGTGCCAATCCCTCGACCGCGATCAAACTCCCCGTGGGCAACGGGTTCTGGTTCGACAACCAGTTCTGGTACAACTCGAGCCTGGGATCAGGCGCCGAGCAAACGGCCTTCAACAGCAATTTCAACACCCTCTCCGCGAATCCGCTCGTCAAATACGTCTACATCAGCCTCACCTGGGGGCATGCGGAAGGCCCCACCCGCGGGGATTATTCCCGCGCGTTCAACGCGATTGATGCCCTCTTGGCAAAACTCGCCACCGCCGGTCACAAGATGGGCCTCTTCATCGAGATCTGGCAAACCTTCTTCAACACGCTCTCGACCACGGATACCAACTCCTGGCCGCAGTATGTGATCAACAATGGTTGGATCAACGCGGGTGTTCAGGCGGGTGCTCAGCGAACCCAACTCAAGTGGGATATCGATGACGTGTGGGCCGCCTATAACAGCATGTGTACGGCGATATTGGATCGCTACAACAGCCATCCGCTGTTCTATGGCTTTTCCTCCATGGATGAATCGGTCGCCATTTCGACTCTGGACAATGGCACGACTTGGATCAACTCCACCCACTACAACACGAAGTATCAGGAGCAGCAACTCCTCCTGAAGCAGCATGCCCCCAACACCCTGATCTACGTGCCGTTCAACTATCTGCCGCCCGGGGGAAGCACTGAAGCGCAGACCATGGCGAACATGATCAACGCATTGCTCGCCGCTTCCCCGTACGGCTTCATCATGGGCGGCCCGGATCCATTCCTGCGCCAGACGACCTTCCAGAAGCTCGTGGCGGGCCTCTATCCCGCGACCGGTATGGGCGATATCCGCAAGCAGGTCTTACTCATGAATCGCACCCAAGAGGCGTTCCTCAACAAAGCAACGCCCACTCCGACGACCAACTACGACACCGCGCTTGCCAACAATGCCGTGTGTCTGACCTGGAACTGTGAGACCTGGCTCACCTGGAAGTTCGCAGACGAGCTCGCGACCATTTCCGCTCACAATGGCGTCGCCGGCACTCCCCCGGCCGGCGGCAACTACGTGGTGAGCTGACATGCCTCGCAACTTTGCCGGAACCAGTCACAACATGCAGGGCGCCGGAGCCCCGTTCACCAATCCGGGGACGTTGGGTGTGTGGCGGCGGGTGACCAATGCCGCCCAGCAAGCCTCCCAATACGTCATGTTGTCAGATGGGAGCCTGAACAATCGCAACATGGTCGGTACCGACATCACCGGCACGGGCGGCAAAATCACGTCCTTGCAGACCAAGGCCGGCACTTCCTCTCAAGCTCTTTCCACGGCGGCGGCCACCGCGAATGTCTGGGAGCTCGACATCGCCTGCTTCGGGCCCTACCCGAATGACCAGATCGTCTATCTGAACGGTACGAACAAGAACAGCAAGAACGCCATCAATAACCCGACGGGACTGAACACCGTCCAACTGGGCGGTCGCGGAACACAAGACCTCGCGCATGCCTTCATCCTCACTCGAATCCTGACGGACCTGGAAGCCGCCGCGCTGTATAGCGTGTTCCTGAATCCCCGGGCTTTGGGACTGTCGAATTACTACTACGTCAACCAGAGCGCGACCGAAAACGACCAGGTTGGCAGCATCAATCTCACGGTCACGGGTACGAATTCGGTCTCCGGGGATCCGAATATCGGTACCTGGTTTACCGGTACGGCGATTGCGAACCAGTCCTGGACGCAGGGTTCCGCGATCACGAATATCGATCTCACGACGAAGTTCGATAATGGCGTCGCCGCGAATGCTCCTTGGACCGGCACTCTGCAGCAACTGGGTACCGCGGGAACCGCCACCAATGCCTCCTCCTCCGGCACCAGCAGTACTGCGCTCACGACCAATGCCGCGCTCACGGCGGGGCAGTGGGTGCAGATCGGCAGCAATGCCAAGACGTGCGTTCTCTACGTCTCCGGCACCACCGCGCTCTTGAAGGATGCACAGACCTGGAATTCCGGCGATACCGTCACTCCCTATCCCGTACAGGCTGTCACGGCGATTACCAGTAACGGGGTGACGGTGAACGGCTCGAACGTCCTCACCGGCACGCCGGGCGCGGGTGCGGTAGGCAGCTATTCCAATTGCCTCCTGCAAGCCGCGAACAACACCCACGCCACTGCGGTGGCCTATTCGAACCTGTTCAACATCACGATCGCCTCATCCGGGGCCGCTCCGTCGTTCACGCAAGGTCCGACCCTCAACAGTGCGAATACGGACGGCTACACTTACGGCGCCACGAGCAACCAGACGGCCACGTGGCATTTGGGCGCTTACCTCAAGGGATCCGCGACACCCTCGGCTGCGAATCTCAAAGCCGGCGCGGGGACGGGATTTGTCGCTCACGTCACCCAGGCACTCACGGCCGCTACGCCCGGGACACTCTCGGTCACCGGCCTGACCTTCCCGTTCTACGACGTGCACCAGCTCGTCACCAATGGTTCAGGAGACTCTGCGATCGTCTCGAACCTGGCGGTCTTCAAAGCCGCTCCGGCCGGCAAGCAATATGTGACGGCCGCTCTCGTCAGCATCAGTGCCATCAACAAAAACAACCCTGTCCAGATCACGACCTCGAGCCCGCACGGCCGCACGAGCGGGGATTGGGTCGAGGCCTTTGGCATGGGGGGCATGGTGGAAATGGAAGGCGCCTGGGGCCCCTGTACCGTCATTGACGCCACCCATCTGACCCTGCCGATCGACAGCACTGGCTACACCACCTACACCTCTGGTGGAAATATCACCTGGGGCCGCAGCAGCTTCAAAGGCGCCTCCGCCGCGGTCGTGACGGGAGACGTGCTCATTGCGGATGCCACGGACGGGCAGGGCGCTCCTGTGACCTTCACCGGGGAGGGAGTGGCGATCTTCGCCACCAATTCCCTCGCCCGTCAGAGCTTCACCAAGGACGTCTATGACGTCTCCGCCGGCGATTTCCTGGGCAGTGCGCTCGACTACGAGAACGACGCGGCGCCCTTGGCGGCAGGCCAGAGCACCAGCGTGCCCTTCGTGCTCTTTCCGCTGAATCAGACCTCGAGCTTCGATCTGGGGCAATTCTTCACCGATCCCCAGGGCGATACGCTGACCATTACCGCCGTTACATCCCTCCCCCCGAATCGCACGCTGTCCGCCAATGCCCTGGCGGGCACGCCCACCGCAAGTGCCACGTCCTTGCTCACGGTACAGGCGCAGAACCTCTCGGGGGAAACCTCCACCCTCACCTTGAGCGTGGTGGATGGTGCGGTGGTGGTTCCGAATGCCCTCGGTCTCATCGAATCCGATGGCGAAACGTTGGCCCAGAACGCGTTCCTCAACTTCCAATCGGGCACCCAGGACGATCCGAATCCCGCAGGGCCCGCGCCGGCCGGCATCATCATCAGCCAGAGCCCCGCGGCTGGAACCCTGGTTCCCCCCAACAGCACGGTCACCTACGCCATCTCGAGCGGGGTGAGCTCGATTTCCAACAGTGGCGGTGGAACCCCGCCCCCCACCGTCACCGCCCCGATCGTGAAATCCAGCCAGCTGCGCATGGAAGAAGGCCTGAACGCGATTCAAAGCTATGGCCTCTTCAAGCCCTTCGGGGTCGTTCGGACCGCCGCAAACGATCAGCCCGGCCAGGTCTATCGCTTCTTCCGCCTGCCCGCGAGCGCGATCATCACCGAACTGCAGTTCATGAATGATCCCAACCCCGCCGGCAGTGTCTACAAGCTCGGTGTTCTGCTGATCAACGGGGGAGGACCGGTCGTCACCGGTTCCGACAGCGTGCTCTTGCCGAGTGTGACCCTGGACACCCCACGGCTCTTCTGGACCGATCTCTTCACGCCCGCCAGTGCCGTGGCCCCCCCGCTGGTCAGCAATGTGGGCAAGCGTCTGTGGCAACTGCTGGGCTTGCCGCACGATCCCAATCTCACCCCCCAGATCACCGGCCAGGACGTGCTCTACGATGTAGCGCTCACCTGTGTCGTTCCGGGCACTGTCGGAGGTTATGTCGCCGTGCGGATGGAATATTCCCGCGGCCCGGACCGGGGATTGATTGCCGCGGCCGGCATTGGAGGCACTTCATGAGCGAGCCCAACCATACGATGGAAGATTTGAAGAAGACGATTCAAGAAGCACGCGAGGACAACCCTCTTGGCCAGACCGAGCAAATACAAACCGGAGTTCGCAGAGCAAGCGAGGAAACTGTGCTTTCTGGGAGCGACGGACCGCGAACTAGCTGATTTCTTTAAGGTTTCGCAGCGGACTTTAAATCTCTGGAAGGTCGAATATCCGGAGTTTCTGCAGTCCCTAAAACTGGGCAAGGAGGCTGCGGATGAGCGCGTGGTCAGTAGCCTCTACAACCGCGCACTGGGTTACAGCCACAACGCCATCAAGATCCATGTGAGCAAGGATGGGGATGTCACCAAGGTGCCGTATGTAGAGCACGTCCCGCCGGACGTGACCGCATGCATTTTCTGGCTCAAGAACCGTGATCAGGCCAATTGGCGCGACAAGCTCGATTTGGATGTGAATACGAAGCCCACCGATGTCACCAGCGAGCCGTTGCCGGCAAAGGACTGGGATGAGCAGTACGGCTCAGGCCCTCAGCTCAACGGCTGATGTCGAATACAGCTGGCGACCGCAGCGCGGCCCGCAGAAAGCGCTCATCGACTGCCCCTACCCTGAAATTCTATTTGGGGGTGCGCGAGGGGGTGGCAAGACGGACGGCATTCTCGGTAAGTACGCCCTCAAGGAAAAGCGCTGGGGTCCGCACTTCAACGCCGTGTTCTTCCGCAAAGAAATGCCCCAGCAAGATGATCTGATTGAGCGTGCCAAGCAGATTTATCTGCCCACAGGGGCCCGCTACAGCGAGCAGAAGAAACAGTTCGCCATGCCCCACGGGGGACGTATCCGCTTCCGACCCATGGAGTCCATTGCTGATGCCGAGAAATACCAAGGTCAAAGCCTCAGTGATGCCGCAGTAGAGGAAGCTGGCAACTACCCCATGTCTGCGCCCATCGATCGTCTTTTTGGATGCCTACGAAGCGCTCATGGTGTGCCCGTGCAACTGCTCCTCTCGGCGAACCCTGGCGGCCCGGGCCATCACTGGATCAAGCAGCGCTTCATCGACCCCGCGCCTCTGGGCTACAAGCGACTCGTCCGAGAACTCCCCAACGGCAAAGAGCACCACGCCGTTTACATCCCGAGTCGAATCCAGGACAACGCCGTCCTCTTAGCCAAGGACCCCGACTACGTTTCCCGCCTGTACCTGGTAGGCAGCGTCGAGCTCGTCCGCGCCTGGCTCGAAGGGGATTGGAATGTCATTGCGGGCGCGTTCTTCCCGGAGTTCAGCCTGGAGCGTCATGTATGCGCCCCCTATGCCATCCCGGAGCATTGGTCTCGTATCCGCATGGGGGACTGGGGCAGTGCCCGGCCCTTTGCGATCCTGTGGGGTGCGATATCAGACGGTTCGACGCAGTTCCTGCCTAATGGGCGCCAAGTTCCACGTGGAACGCTGGTGATTTATCGCGAGTGGTACGGTTGGAACGGCAAAGCCAATGAAGGCTGTCATCTCACCGCACAGGAAGTGGGACAGGGCATTAGGGAGCGTGAGGCAGGGGAGAAGATCGCAGATGAAGTTCTCGACCCAGCCGCGTTTGCTCGAGATGGGGGACCGTCCATCGCCGAGCGCATGAATCTCGGCTGGCGGCGTGCGGATAACAGCCGGGTGGCGAAGATCGGCGCCATTGGCGGCTGGGATGAGGTGCGACAGCGGTTGAAGGCGACAGGCATCGAAGGAGGGCAGGGGCTGCACATCTTCAGCACGTGCTCCCACCTGATTCGAACGTTGCCGGCCTTGCAACATGACCCCCTGAAAGCAGAAGATGTAGACACGAACGGCGAAGATCATGCCCCAGACGCACTGCGTTACGGGTGCATGTCCCGTCCGGTCGTTCGAGACAAGCCC